AGGGTGCCCACGAGCGATACGACAACACCAAGACGGCGGCTGTCTATCCGGCCACGTCGCGACAAGGTGCCAAGCATGCCATGGCGGGTATGCCGGTGTCAATCGACGGTGGTTATCCTGGTGCCCCGACGAGAACGATTCACGCTCCCAATCAGCTCGACCAAGCTATTTCGGGCGTGTGGTTCAAATTCGCGGCGATGAGTTCGATGGGTCGCGACCCGTTCCGCTCGTTCACGGAGCATGAGAAAGACATGTTCGATTTCATTTTGAACGAGTGCGAATTCGGTGGAGCGATTGGTGGTCAAGGGATGGACGTCGGGGCCAAGGCGTGCTTCAAAGAGCCCACGCGGCTCAGCGAACAGTTCCGCAAAAACGTTGTTGATGATGCGGTATCTGGTGGCTTGGAAGCTGCACCGATTGTGTTCGATGATTCGATCATTACGTTTCCGTTGTTGCATGGGGAGCTATTTCCCAGGGTCAAAGTCATCAACATTGACCGTGGCCGCAGGATCGAAGGCGTGACGGTTCAAAACGTGACTATGACGTGGGGTGGTGGTGATTCGCAGCCCAACGATTTGAGCACGAATAACATCGCGTTGTTTGATACGGATTCCTTTATTGCGGCGTTTGACACGTTGATTCGAACGGTCGATGGTGCGATTCGTCTTGGCAAGGACTTCTTGTCCGATTCGCCGATTGCGATTGGCACAGAAGTGCAGCGAGCCTATGGGGAGAAATTCCTCGAAGAGCTCGATCGTGTAATTGCTGTTGGTGCGTCTGGTAGTGGTGAGCCTGTTGGTGTGATGAACGCAGCAGGTACGACGTCGGTGACGACGACGAACAACACGACTGGTCCGCCGACTGTTGGCGACTATGAGGCATTGTTGTTTGGCGTGCCGAAACAATATCGTACGGCATTTGGTTCGGCTGCTTCGTGCTTCGTTGCTAACGAGGTATCGTATCAGCGTGCACGGGGTATCCCTGTGGGAGGCAGTGACGAACGTCGAGTGTTTGGCATGAACGAGGAAGACTACATGCTGTTGGGTCATCCGTATGCGATTCATCACGGTATGACCAACGTGCAAGGGTTCTTCTTTGTGGGGCCACGATATCGCATGTATCGTCGCTTGGGCTTGGTGATTGATGTTGAGGATCGTGGCGAAACGCTAAAGCGAGCCAACAACATTCTGATCACCGCCCGAGCTCGATTTGGTGGTCAACTGGAAGACGGAGCGGCCGCCTCGGTCTCGACGACGTTCCAGAACGCATAGGTTGCTTGGTAGCGAAGTGTTGAATGAGAGACTCCTGGGTGTAACCTGGAGTCTCTTTTTCTAGGGGGAGTTTGTTATGCTACGGTTTTCGTATTCTTAAAATTAAAGGAGTGTGCGATGGAAGAGAAGCAGCAGCAGCAAAAGTCTGCGAGATTAGATCACAAGTTCACGGTGGAGCTTGGCGACGGCTGGGGCCGCAATTTTACGATTCGGTCATTAGGCTATGGCGGGAGTAACAAACTGCGAGGAATGTTCAACAAGCCGTTGATGCATTCTCGGCCCGGTGGCTCTCCAGCCATTGAGGGAAAGATGTCGGAAATTCCAGATATCCCCGGTGTACATATCGATGTCGACTGCCGCAAGAAAACGGTTACGCTTCGCGATCCGTTAATTAACGATCAGCCACGAGTGGACGCTATCAATCGCGTGTTGCGAAAGGCGAATTTAGCCGAGGATCACAGCACGCCAACACCCGTAACTCATCAGCTTGACGACGACAAATTGAAGACGTTTCTGTTCGAGCTATTGCGAATGGGTGACGCCGTTCATCTGCGTGAGGGTACTATTCCAACAGTAGCGGAGATTGACGCGGCACCTGGATTTGAGTTGTGGGATCCAGGAAATCAGAGTCAGAGCACGCCTAAGTACAAGAAGGATTTCGATGCCTACCGAGCGACGTTGGAACGAGCTGGTCGGCTATAGAAAGCATCAGCGCTTCGGCGCACTCCTGGCAACCGGCCCTACTCCCCCTTGGGCCGTGTTGCTTTTTGAGTAGAGAGGGTGAAGCCATGAAAAGTTGGGCAGCATCGAAGACAGTGCGGGTGAATATGTTGACGATGCTGATTTCCATTGTAGGTGTAGTGGCAGCATCCGATTTAATTCAAGACTATCCGCAGGTGGTGGCTGTGTTGACGGGTATTGTGGTGCCGATGCTGAATGTATTTTTGCGATGGGTCACAGATCAACCGATTTCCTCGATTAGCCCGAGGCTGGATGCTTATCGTCCTGGTGTAATGACGAGACTGAAGAACAAAAGTATTTCTCCCCGAGAAGCTCAATGAAACTGCAAGAATTCAGAGATAAAGTGATACGCCGCGACTGCCAAGTGCAAGAGCAGATTCGTCAGCAGCTTAGCCAAGCCAATGACGACGGATTGATGCGAGCATTTGTGTGTGTTCGGGACATGGAAGGCGACCTTGTTTGCCATGTCGTGCTTGTGCTTTCAGAGGCAGCGATTTGGGATGCATCGCTACGTGATTCCCTATCGGAAAAAGTGCATTTACTTTTGAAGGGACTGGACGTGTTTGGTGTGTGTTGGTTTCGCACGCAAACGGAATTCGATGGAGACCAGGAGTCGGAGTACCATTTGCTATGAAGACGGCAACGGCAGACAGGACGTGCACGACGTGTGGCGGCACGGGTAAAGTGATCAACAAACAAGGCAAGGCAATTGTCTGTGCGGCGTGTCGCGGCGGACGCAAATCAGGCGGCATCGTCACGAAGTAACACATGGCTACGCATTTCGTCACTACACTAGCCGGGCTCATCAACGCTGCGTCGGTGGCGAATGGTGGCGATCTGATCAGTATTGCCGACGGCACGTATGCGACCACGGGACCGATTGAGTTCAATAGTAAGCCAAACGTCAGGGTGTTTGGTTCACCGGCTGCCATCATCACTGGAGAGTCATGGCAAGCGGCGGCTGGCTCTGGGTCCAATGGCGTCATCATTCGTGTCATCAATTGTGATGGATTTCTTTGGGAAGGGGTCACGTTGCAAGGGCCGTCTGGTGGGAATGCCTATGGCGGTATTTGGGTGCAGGATTCGAACAACGCAACGTTTCGTGGCGAATACAACGATTTCGCTCGTCCGGGGTTGGGCTATCCCGTTATTGCGGTTGGCAATTGTGCGGATGTTGTTATCGAAGACGCGATTATGCGTCGCTGCCGGCATGCGGCCACGAATCGAGCTGGCGATTTAGTCGAGCGGATGATTCAGCGACGCTTGCAGGTGTTGGATCCGTCTGGTTCAGGTTTGGATTTTCATTGGTCGGCAGGAGCAGGCTGCCAGTTCGTAGACAACTATGTGAAATTCGAAACGCTAAGCGAAAGTGCAATTGGTGACAGTCAAGATGCTTCGGGTTGCACGATGCAGGCGACGGAAGATTTCGTCATTACTGGTAATACATTCGACATGGGCGGCAACTCGGTGGCTGGTGAAGGCTGCCATGTCCAATGGGTGTCCGGTGCTCAAAAAATCGTCACGGGCTATATCGCCAACAACACGTTCATTAACGTTGGAAATGATTCCGCTCCGGCCGATTCCGAGCAGATGATTTTCGTTGATACCGATACTGCTTCTGACATTTACGTGGATGTCGAGATCGGCCCTGGCAATGCCGGCACGTTGGCTCCATCGGCCAGTCGCACACTGCTGTGGACGCCGCCGGTTGGTGTTGATGTTGAGGAATTTACTTCACCGATTCCTCAACAATATCTGCGATATCCTGAGCAATCTTCGTCGGCAAGTAGTGGCAGCTCCGCTAGTTCCGATGTCAGTGCGTCCAGCTCGAGCGCGAGTAGTTCGCCCTCGTCAATCAGCAGTACGAGTTCGGGAAGTTCGACATCATCGAGTGTTTCGAGCGAATCATCGAGCAGCGTTTCTGTTAGCTCATCGTCTGGTTTGGATTCGTCGCAGAGTTCGAGCGTTTCAAGTTCAAGTCTGTCGTCTAGTTCAATATCGTCGTCGCTGAGTTCTGGCAGCGGGTCATCGGAAAGTTCATCGAGCGTAATGTTGGCCGCGACCTTGTTCGTGGCTGGTGAGACAGACAGGCTGTGCATTGAGGCTTATCGCCGCCGTGATTCGCAATACCAAATCAAGTTACTGGATGTGGAAGGGGAACCGATTACGATTCACCCCACGAATGTGATTCGGCTCAAAATCGGCAAGGATGGTGCGGTGCCTCATTTGGATATTGTGTCAACCGAGGCGACTGCCAATGGTTCCTCGGTGACAGGCGCGAATCCGATGACGCTCAAGCTCGACAAGGATGATTTGCGAATGACTGCCGGAGTGTATGACATCGAGATTATTGTGCTTGATTCGGGAAGTGCCGAGATTGTGACGGAGATGAAAAAAGGCGTCTTCATGCTGTTCGAGACTCAGTTAGGGGACTTGGCGACATCATGATCATCACAGAAGCCGAATTGCGATTGATGCTGGCGATGAAAGGCGACGTGGGTGCCGAAGAGCGGATGATTCTTCAGCAGATGCATGGCGAAGCCGAGTCGCTGGTCAAGGAATACATCTTCTACGATCCGGAGCAGCAAACGCATGTCGAGTATTATCCAGCCAATGATCCCTCTGGCGGATTAAGTACAGAGTATGAGCAGCCGTTGCAGTATTCTGAATCGCTGATGGCTCCCACGCGAAAGAGCCAGTTTGATTTGCAGCTGCGGCATGTTCCAGTACGAAAAATCTTGTCGATTCGTCAGCATCCGCTGGGGCGTTTTGGGACGACAGATCACTTGCTTGATCAGTTCGATGACTTGGGCAATCCGGTAGCCAACGTGAACGAGTTGACCTTGGGAACGGATTACTGGGTGGAATATCAGAAGTTGAATTTGTGTCGCTCGGGTGCAGTGTTTTCCGCAGGAAGCTGGAGCGAAGAGCCTGGCAGTATTCGGGTGGAATACGTGGCTGGTTATTCGCCGTCGGAGTTATCCGGCAGAGCTGATACCGATGCGGCTGGCGTTGACGAGGCAGTGGGTTTGTATACATGTCCGGGATTGAGTGCGGCGGCCATCAAGCGAGCTGTGGTGTTGACCGTGGCAAAGGGCATGCATACCCAGCAGAATTTTCGGCGGACAAATGACGGCAATAATGTTGGTTTTTCTGGTGGTGGAACATTCCAATCAGAGCGATTGCAAGATTATGCCTACACCAGGCCGAGTAACGACACGGCAACGAATCAATTGACGGGCTTGATTTTGGCTCTGCCGTCGGAGGCAATGCAGGCGTTGTCGACGTTTCGGCATTATGGAGTGATGGCGTTTTGAGTTTGCTCGACAGTCCCATGCAGCATTCGGTGCGAATTGTGCCGCAAATTCACGTCCAGGACGATGAATTGGGTGATCGTGTCAGTAATTTGACCAGCGACAATGAGCCGGTAGTGTGTTGGATTCAAAACCTCAGCCGCAGTGATTTGGTGGAATGGCAGAAGCGGATGTCGAACATCGGGATGCATGTGTTTTTTAATTCGGATGTCGGCTTGGAGGAGGATGACCGCGTGGAAGTGGTCAAGGGTCCACTGAATCACGTAGGACGGACGTATAAGGTGCGAGCCTATGCCGAACGGTCTGCTGGCTTCAACGTGCTATTTGGGGCAATCTGTGAGCTTGATCGATGAGAATCGAGGTCAATTCGGTGGACCAGTTTCTCGAGGAGCTGGAATTTGAGGCGAAATCTGGCCGCGTATATAACGAGCTTGTGCGGGTACGGATTGACCGCGTGCCGGAAAACGAAGAAGGCTACACATTTCGCTACAACTTATGGGCGACGGCGGTCGTTGATGGTGGCAATCAATTGCTTGAATTCGGCATGCACGTTGGTGCGGAGAGGGACGGGGCATTGGTCGCGGCCACGGAGATGCAGACGAAAATTCAAGACCGAGCAGCGGAATTGGGACTGAGCTGTCGCGGTGGAAAGATCGAAAAGTACTGATGCTGATTTGGCATGGCAAGAAAGTGCAGGCCAACATCTCGAAGGGGATGGGAACGCGGGTCAAGTTGGCTGCTCAGTTGCTTCGCGATAAAGTGGTGCGGAACATTTCGCGGCCGGTGTTCAAGTATACGAATTCGGCTGGTCATATTGCCGTCGATCCCGATAGCCGGTCGAAGCCTGGTGAGTTTCCCAAGGCTGATACAACGCGACTGATGAAAGACATTTTTTGGCAGATGCGTGGCGAGAACGATGCTGTTGTGGGCACAACATTGGACTATGGTGCCTATCACGAATTAGTTTCGGGGCGATCGTTTTTGGTTCGGACGTTGCGGGAAGAACAGCCTATGATTAAGAAAATCATGCTCAACGGTCCGAAACTTCCGGGTCAGAAATAAAATGGCACGCGGCACATGGCTGTTCGACAGAGGCATTGCCAAACGAGTGTTGGATGCTGACCTGAACGCATTCATCAAAGCCTATTGGCCTGAGGATAAACGCGATCGGTTTATTGCCTTCTGTGACGGGGAAGCTCGCCCGAACACGCCGCATCCATATGTCGTGTACGAGAAGATTGGCCGGCCAGTGCTGGAAGGCCATAGCACAGGTTCTCTGGCCGGGCAGACGCAGGAATACCAATCGCTGGCGATTTCTTATCGCTGCCATGCCAAGTCGACGGAGACGCAGAGTGCGAAAGCTGTAGCGGCGGAGGTGGCCGAACGAATCGCAGAAGTGTTTGGTCCTGATGCGGAGCCGCTGGAAATCTGCCCGGATTACAACTACCAGACGATAAACCAGGGCGATTGGCATGTCCGTGAAGGTGATGACGAATGCGTTTGGGTACTGCACTACGAGTATCTGATTGACGGTTCCAATCCATCGACCAAGACAGTGTTCGACTAGTATTCTGGCAGTCGAAAATACACAGGACTGTCCAAGAATATGACTCGTTCGGCAACCGGAACGCTCACGCTGCAGGCGAAGACGACGCTGCGGAATCAGCTCGCTGACGGTGCAATTGCACAGTTCACGGTGGGCGGACCCATTGTTTCGGCATCCTTGGAAAGCGGTGTCGAAGCCAATCAGATCAATCGGTGCTGGCAACGCAAGGCCATTTCGATTTTGAGTGGCGGTTTCGTTTCCTTCAATCTGCAGACATTGGCTGCCAATGATATCGGGGCTGGGCTGGGAAACGACGGCTTAGGGATGCCACTGTTCATCGAAGAGGCTGTGCTGTTGCTGATTCGCCATGCTGGCGGTGCGGGTGTGTTGGAGATCAATCCAATTACACCTCCGGCAGCTGACTTGAAGTGGGTGCGAGCACATACGGCATCGGTGGCCACAGGAGGCGGTTTGCGTGCTGGCGGTGTGCGGCTCTGGTTCGAGCCGGGCGATGAAGGGTTGGACCTGGACACTAACAGTTCTGTGATTCGATTGGCTGCTAGTGGCGGTGACGTATCCGCTGAGATTTACCTATGGGGCCGCACGGATGACGAAGCCTCTAGTTCCAGTTCCTCTAGTACGTCGAGCGGTTAAAAAGGTATGGGAACGAGATCAACCGCCAGTCATACATTTTCGCTGGGCATTAGTGCTGTCATTCAGCACACGCTGGCGAATGGAAAGACCGCTCAGGTTAGTTTTTCTGGGGAGTCACTGTTAGCTGCCTTCTCCGATGGCGTAGATGCCAACGAGCTTGATCGAGCATGGGAGAGTCCGCTGCTGTATTTAGATCAAGATGACATTCTTGATTTGAATTTGCGTGATTTCACCGGACAGGATTTGTACGCTGGTGATGGCAACGACGGATTAGGCCAAGACGTCATCATTGAAGAAATTGTGGCCCTGATCATTCATTGTGTTTCGGGTACAGGCAAGCTGGAAATCAATCCAGTATTACCTTCAAACCCGGTGACTTGGATTCCGTTGTATTTCGCGTTGAACTCGTTTGGCGGAGCGGTGAAGCCGGGCGGCTTGCGGGCGTGGTTTGAATCGGACGAGATATCATTGGCGACGTCTGAGGGTGCAACGAATGTGCGTTTCAAGGCAATTGCCGGTGATGTGGAATTCAAGGTGTATGTGTTCGGTCGATCGGACATAGAAGCCAGTTCGTCAAGTTCGCAAAGTTCGAGCACATCGAGTGTGTCGAGTACGTCTAGCGGTAGCTCTTCCACGTCGAGCGTTTCAAGTGTGTCGAGTGCTAGTTCGTCAAGCCAAAGCAGTAGTAGCAGTGCGTCATCATCAAGTTCGCAAAGTAGTAGTAGTAGCAGCAGCAGCAGCTTGAATTCAAGTAGTTCGAGCAGCAGTAGTCTGAATTCAAGTAGTTCGAGCAGCAGTAGTCTGAATTCGAGTAGCTCTAGTTCGAGCGTCGTTTAAGGAGTAGTTCAATGACATGTCCAGCTAATGCTTGTGCCGGTGGCGGTGCTGCTGTTGTGACTGGCGATGAAGCCGCTGTTGTGCTGGGCGGGACGGTAGTGCTACGCACGGTTACGGCGACGGTGAACGAATCGCCAGAGGTGGAGACGTGGGGGGACAGCGGATCCGGCAAGTACACGAATCGCAAGACTACTCGACTCGATGCCACCGGAACGGTTGATGGGATGCTCGATTGCGAAAAGGCTGCACCAGGAAACATTTATAATCTTGGCAAGGCCGGCGACAAGGTAGTGGAGATTCATACGTCCCTAGTGATTTGGGAACGGAACTTTACGGGCTGTTTTTGGGCGTTCCCATGTTCGGTGATCACCAAGTTCCAGGTGACGTATGACATGGACACGAAAAAGGCCACGCGATGGTCATTCGATTACGGATCGGATGGCACCTATTATCGACCTGGTGAATCTCCCTCATGGCCTGCTGGAGATCATCCAAACAAGTCATAGTTGTCGTTTTGTTTTTTTAAGGGGGACTTGTGAGCGATGGTAATTCAGAGGCGTTTGCCTCTACTCAGACAGTGCGGACGGTGCAGGGTCCGCGTCTGGTCATCAAGCCATTAGGTATCGGTGATCTTTCTTCGTTGCGTGCCGAATCTCTCAACTGGTATCGCGACCAGAAGATTGAAGTCTGGACGAGGGTAGCCGATAAGTTGCGGGAAGCTGGGTTCTCGGACGAGGAAGTCAAAGACGAAATCCGAGCCGCACTCCGGCGAGCTGAGGACATTGAATACAAAGATCTTGAAGACCGCGAAGTCATCGAATATGAACCGGGACAAGATGAACTGCCACGGTCGCAACGCAAGATCAAGCGGAAGCAGACAGTTGAGTTCGCCTATTGGTGGGCTGCTGAGTGCATGGAGGGCTGGTTGTTCACGCTCTGGTTGGGTGCTACGAAGCATGAATCGCAACGCACGTTGACGATTGACGATGTGGAAGAGCAATTCATGGACGAGAGTGGCACCCTGAACCAGGAATTGCTGGAAGCGGCAGCCGACCGTCTGGGTAAGGTGACCTCGGGAAACTCGCCAGCCTCGGGAGACGAGGCAGCGACCACTCGCCGGGAACGTCGTCGCAGGCGGCGAAGGAAATCGACTGGGTAATGATCTGCAAGGCATTGCATGAACACTACTCGCAATACACGTTTGAGTCGATTTCAAATCTAACCATCGACCAAATTTATATTTTGGCCGCTGACGAGAAGACGCTTCGCTTGTCGCCATATCGGAGAACTATCACCGGGACGGCGGAAGAATTGCGTCAGGCGGGTGTAGACGTGGACGGTCCCGGTACGATTTCGCTTCTAGAATTGCTGCAAGGAAAGGTGGGGAAACCATCGAGAAAACAGCGTCGAGCGGAGCGATTGAAGATGATTCGGGAGGCACACACTGATGGCGTATGAGCTTGCGTCGGCGTTCGTGTCGGTGGGAACGCGGCTAAGTGGTTTGTCTGCTGGATTGACGGCAGCTCGTCAGATGGTGACGCGTTCGCTGGCCGGCTTGACAAGTTTGATTGGGAAGCTGGGAGCAATTGGCGGTGGGCTGAGCCTTGGTTTCGCTGTCAAGCTTGCGTCTGATGCTCAGGAGATGGGCTCGATGTTCGACGCCGTTTTCAAGGAGCAGTCAGCGGGTGCGAGCAAGTTCGCCGAAGAGTTCGCGACCCGAATTGGTCGGTCTGTGAATGAAGTGAAAGGCCAGATGGCCAACTTCCAAGATACGTTTGTGCCGTTGGGATTTGCGAGAGACGAAGCGGCAGAGCTATCGATGCAATTGACGAAGGTGACGGCTGACTTGGCGTCATTCAAGAATAAGTCGGACGCGGCGGTTGCCCATACGTTGACGTCTGCCCTGACCGGTGAGCGAGAGGCATTGAAGGGTCTTGGGATTGTCATTCAGGAAGTGGATGTCAAGAACGAACTGTTGCGGATGGGGATGCAGAATGCCACAGGCGACGCACTCAAGCAGGCAAAGGCACAGGCGACGCTCAACTTGATCATGAAGAACTCGGCAGACGCTGCGGGCGATGCGGAGAAGACTGCTGGCAGTTTCGCTAACCGGTTGAAGGGATTAACCGGTGCGGCCAAGGATGTTGCTGCTGACATCGGTTCTGCATTGTTGCCGGCATTGGCGAACATGGCGAAGAAAGCCACCGATGCGATACGGAGTATCCAGCCACGAATTAAGGCGTTGGCCGGAGAGTTTGCGGCGTGGGGGCATGCGGTCACGACCAATTGGGATAAGACCTGGGAACTAATTAAGAACACGGTCAATCTGACATGGGAGTTCATCAAGTCCGTCTTTCTTCAGTTCCCGAAGTTCTGGGGTTTCATCAATACCAAGATGATGTTGATTGCGTTTCAAGCTGGTGCTCGCATCGGTAAGTTCTTCATCGACATCTACAACAAGGCATTCGACGCTGTTGGCCGCAATTGGCTTTTAATGGTCGAGACGGTATTGATACCGGGTGGAACCTTAATGGCACTTGGCGCAGCGAACGCAATGGCGAAAGCGGCATCAAAGGCGATGCAGCAAGTTCGCGAAGGAGCAGAAGGTGAGATCAAAGGCATGAAGCTGACTGACCTATGGGAGAGCACGCCTGGACTTGACGCTGCACTGGAGAAGCAAAAGACGTTCTTGGATGATTTGAAGAAAGCCAAGGATGCCTTTGACGAGGCCAACAAAGACAAAGCTCAGGCGATGACTCCCGATGAAGTACGTGCCAAGAAAATGATTGTGGATGACATGTCTTTGAAGTCTGGCTTCCTTGATTTCGCAGACGCGAACAGGCAAATCCAGGATGCGTTACTCAAGCAAGCTGCGCCAGAAGAAAAAATGCTTGGAGAGCTACAAGCGGGCAATGACGTCGCACGTAGTATGCAGAAAACACTCATTGATATAGAAGCGAACACGGGTGCAGCCGGTGCAATCCCTGTGGCCACGTAATGGATAATACAGACCGACTTGCCGACGTTACGACGTTCTCGGGAGGAATTCCCTATCGAGTGCAGAACGGCTATCCCAAAATTGAGATAACCGAAGACAAGACAACGGCGACCGAGCAGATTTTGATTCGGTCATGGCAGGCGAAGGCATTTGCCTTGCAGTCGTTTCCGCCTCCCGTGATTCGCAATCGCATCAGTTATCGGCCGCAAAAACGGGCTCTACCTGGTACATGGGGTGCCGGCTCGCTACTAACGCAGAAGGTAACGTTTGAGCCATTTACTAATCGTCCGTGGGATCCACTGTTTGTTGATTTGACGAATCAAGGTGCTTACGACGATTTGTGTTTGGTGACAATCGAGTATGCATCAGAGCGAGCGAGTTGTATCGAGCAGGACATCGATGATCCGACAACAGTGATGGAACGCAGTATCACAGCTGGTGGTCAGTTTCTGTCGATTCCGCCAAATAAACTGAGAGTGCAGAACGGTGATGTTTTCGGTCGAGTTGATGACAATTGCGGAATAGGTGGTGCAGGAATACCATTCGTTGCCAAAAATGCTGGTGCTGCACATCCACAATGGGCTGGTGTTGATGATGGCGATGGTGTGCCATGGATTGACGGTAGCCCAAGTGTTGCACCAGCACCTGAGTATCAGGGCACTGGATTTGTGGAATGCTATAACGTGGATGGTCAGGGTGTCCCCACTGCCGATTGCGGTCCGGTGCCAGGAAGCGACACAGATCCGACGTTGCCTGGCGGATCAGAAGAGGATCCGGAACCGAACCAAGACCAAAAAATGCCCTGCTTGCTTACTATTCCTACAGCAGAAATCACTGCCAGCTGGCCGCTGGTGCTTAGTCCTCGGATAGATCGTTACATATCTGTTCTTGGCCGTGTCAATACGAATCGCTCTCGACTGTTATTCAATGCCTCTCCCGAGACATGTCTATTCACTCGCTTCTCTGCGTCTCAGAAGTTTATCTGGAATGGTGCCACAACTTGTGCTCAGCCATGGGATTTAGAGTTTGGTTTTTCGCATCGCGTAGTGAGAGAAGAAGGTTTTATCTATGGGTGGAATCACGTCTACTCTCCTGATTCAGGATGTTGGAAACGTGTGTATCGGGCTAACGGCTATCCGCTCCATTGGGGTTTTAATGTGGACCGCTTCTTTGCTTCGTAAGGGCGACCCATGGCCGAAAAAACGCAG